TCAAACTTGAAATGGGATCAGTAGCAACACCTTACCCTGTTGAACTTGAAGCTGATGTGTTGGCTAGGTGTCAGCGTTATTACTGCAAGACATTCGCGCAAGGTATTGCACCAGCAGAAGGTGCAGCTGGATACGGTGATACAAATAAGATAAGTGTATTTGTTGTCTCAACAGCAACACCATTTAATGATTTTCAATTTCCAGTGACAATGAGAAGCGCACCTACAGTTGCTACATACAATCCAAGAGCAGGTGGCAGTGCAACACGTTATACAAACGCTGCATCTGATGATACCGGCGCTCCTACCATACCAAATATTGGTCAGTCTAGAGCGCAGATTATTGCCAATAATACCACTTTAGCAGCTAACAATTGGTATATTCATGCAACAGCAACAGCGGAGTTATAATTATGAAATTTGATAAAGTCGAACGCCCAATGCGTGGTGGTAAAAAGGTTGGCTCTACTTTAGAAGTAGAGTCTAATGGGCAAATTTTGCATGTACCAGAAGATATTAATAATAGTGACTACGCTGAAATTATGAAGCAAGAACGCGAAGGTAAGATTGTTATTGCTGATCGCAACCTAGATAACCAAAATTAATTTATTAAAAAGGAATTCCCATGACTAAAGTAGTCGTAGTAGGCGAAGGTAATTATGATGTTCAAGCCCATCCACGTTTGGTAAAAGTAAATACGTCAGCATCGTTTTCAACACTGACGGCAGCCGGATGGTTGAATGACAATTCAGCAGTTGAAATCCTAGCTACAGATATTGTCGCTGTTAATTACGCAGGCGATGTTAGAGCATTCTTAACCGTAGCAATTGATAGTGCTGGCATTATCACTTTGTCTGCAATCTCCAATCCAGGTGAAGTCACCTTAGTTGGCGCTGCGGTAGCTGGCTACTTAACAATGTTCAGTGGCACGACTGGTGATATTGCTGATTCACTTATCGAAGCTGTGAAGGTTCTTCAAAGTAGCTTATCCAGCCCTGATGTTAATGCAAATATTGTGAATTTCAATGTAACGGTTGGGCAAGCTGCATTAGCATCGGCTGCATTAGTAGCCTTAATCACTTCAAGTGCCAGCAAGCAATATAAGATTCTTGAACTATTTATCAACTCCGGTGGCACAAACTTCTCTGGTGGTGGTGGTGACAGATTAGGTCAAGTAACTGATGGCACGTCGGTTTACTCTGTTGTTCCTGCTGCATCGTTACAGACTCTTGCTAATGGAAGATGGGGTGATACAGCAATCGCATTTCCTGCTTCTGTTGCAATCAATGTCTCGACGGTTGCTGGTGCGAATCTATCGTTTGCTTACAGTGGTGGTGCAACCGATTACACCGCAGGTTCAGTGGTTATCAGTGGTTCTGCTGTTAGAGTTGCATAATGGCTGTCTTAAAAGCGAAAGCTAGAAAGAAGCTGAAAAAGTCCTCGTTTGGGTTGCCTGGTGAGAGAAAGTATCCGATGCCGGATAAAGCCCACGCAGCTAATGCGAAAGCCCGTGCAACCCAACAGGTAAACGCAGGAAATCTTAGCCCTGCTCAAAAAGCTAAGATTGATGCTAAGGCGAATAAAGTTTTAGGGAAACCAAAGAAAAGGAAATCAAAATGAAAATGAAAAAAGGTAAGTGCAAAGGGAAAGGGAAAAAGAAGTAATGATTAAAGGTTCAGATTTATTTGATCGTGATGCTATTTCTCCCCATGAAAAATTGATCGTTAAAACAGCGAACAAAACCGCCTCTGACTTATTCAAGAAGCGGTACTCGCCCCACCTAAGAGACCATTGGTGTGTAGACGTGAAAGATTTAACATTGGAGCAAGTAGAATATGAAGTCATTCAAGGAATACTTAAACTTGAAGAAGGGGGTCGAACCCTCGCCAAAAAAATTACCGGACGGCTCGCCGATTCCGAGGAAAAGAAAGGTCAATCCGAAGTGGTTCAAGAAAGGCGTATCTGGCAACCCTAAAGGGATAGGTGGGGATCACTCATCTAAGAAACGCGCACGTTTGAAGGTCTTAGAGATTCTCGAAATGAAGGAATTCAATCCCTTCGACGAGATGATAGACCTTTATAACTCAACTAATCGAGAAAGAATCAAGTTGGATATTCTGACTGAGTTATGTGGATACATTGCACCCAAACTCAAGTCTATGGAAATCACACCTGATAAAGACAATCCGTTTATCATCAATCTTAATGTGACGCCTAAACTTCCGGCTCAAGTAGCCGCACCTGCAATTGAGCAAGTGATTACTAAGGCAATTGAACATGAAGAAGATGAGGACGAAGATTAAGGACATGAATGGTAGATTTTTCGCTTGACTATAACGCGACCAGTACGGCTTGCGAGTTTCATAACGATGATAGTTTTGTACGGTTGCTCTTTGGAGCCGTCGGCTGCGGTAAATCCGTTGCATGTTGTATCGACCCAATTATTCGTGGCATACAGCAACCGCCTGGTAAGGATGGAATTCGTAGAACCCGTGGTGCTGTTATAAGGAACACTTTCCCTGAACTTAAATCAACGACGATAAAAACATGGCTCTCTTGGTATCCAGAAGAAAAGTTCGGCAAAATAAAATGGGATTCACCCATCACACAGGTAATGAAATTCAATGATGTGGAGATAGAGATATTCTTCATGCCAATGGATTCTATTGATGATGTTGGCAAGCTCATGTCTCTCGAATTGACCTGGGCATACATTAATGAGCTACAGTTCATCAACAAGAAGATTTTCAAAATATGTCAGCAACGTGTGAATCGTTACCCATCCAAAAAAGATGGTGCTGAGATTAAATGGGCTGGGGTTATTTGTGATACTAACCCGCCTGATACTGACCACTGGATTTATAAAACATTTGAAGAAAGATGCCCGACGAACCATAAGATGTTTCGCTACGACTCGCCACTGATTAAACTGGACGTGGTGCCTAAAGATGAATCTAAATACGCAGTCTCTATGGATGGCACCGCCTACTCTAACAACGCAGCCGTTGACTTCATGGAAGTGCAAAATGATTTCGACTACTGGCTAAAACTGGTGCCTGGTTACACTGACGAAGAAATCAAAGTCAATCTCATGGGCGACTACGGTATTATGATCGACGGTAAACCCGTCCATAAGACCTACAATGATTCGATGCACTACTACGGCAAGCCACTCGACGCTAACCCGAATATAGAGTTAGGACTCGGGTTCGATTTTGGCTTGTGCTATACCGAAGATACTGAGGTTCTAACTTACGATGGCTGGAAATTATTTAAAGATGTTGATGAGAAAATGGACACCGTTGCAACACGTAATCCTGAAACGGGTGAGTTTTCTTATACAAAAATTAATTTCAAAACTGCATATGATTATGAAGGTGAGATGCTTGAATGGGCAAGTCAAAACGTAAATTTTTGTGTGACACCTGATCATCGTGTTCCATTTACATATCGTGACACTCCCAAAAAAATCCATTTTAAACCTGCTAAATGGCTAGCTGAAAATATTAGCGGCCATCATTATGTTGATGTTGTTTCTGATTGGAAAGGAGATTCACCAGAAGAAATAAAATTTTACGGTATGGATGCTTATACTTTCTGTCAGGTAATGGGATTGTATCTCTCAGAAGGTAGTATGCAAGTTGTTGGTAATAGCCATAGAATTAGCATTGCTCAGAATAATCAAAATCCAGTTATGCAGGAAATGTTAGATCGTTCCGGCATAAACTGGCGGTATGGAAGCAAAGCATGGAGAGCGACTGATAATGAATTAGGTCCATATCTGGTTGAATTTGGTAAAGCTAAACAGAAGTTCGTTCCCGACGTGATTAAAGAAATGCCTAAAGAATATATTCGAGCCTTTATCTATTCTTACACAATGGGTGACGGACATATTCGAATAAGAAAAAATGGCTCTATTGAACATACTCTTTTTACAACCTCCAAACGTATGGCTGATGATTTTCAAGAGTTATCACAGAAAGCAGGCTGGAATTCATCCCTACAAAAAGTAAAACCACAAGACAGCGTAATTATCGAAGATGGAATTGAAAGAACGATTACTAACGAAGGTGGCTATAGTATAGCATTTAAGAAACGAGCGAAACGTGCCGAACTATTAAGAGAAAATTTTAAGCGTATTGACTACAATGGTAAAATATATTGTTTGAATGTCCCATTTCATACGCTTTATATTCGCAGAAATGGTAAACCGAGTTGGAATGGTAATACACCGGCATGTGCTATAACTCAATTAACGTCACTTGGACAGTTACAGGTCATTGATGAGCTATGGACTGAGGACATGGATTTGCGAGATTTCACCAGCAACGTAGTCGTTCCTCATCTTGATCGCAATTATCCGTGGTGGAGAGACAACTATCATAGCGTCCATGACCCAGCAGGTAGTACCAAATCTGAAACGGATGGGCGGGCATGTGAGGATATCTTGCTTGAGTGTGGTATTCGGTCTTATCCAGCCTCAAACAATAACAATCCTACTCCTCGTCGGGATGGTCTTAAATATTTCCTTGGTCGTAACACAGGAGGCGAACCAGCTTTTATCGTTTCCAGTAAAGCAAAAATGATACGAAAAGGTTTAATGGGTAACTTCCAATACGCTAGAATGAAAGTCGTTGGGAAAGAGCAGTATCACGAAAAACCGCTTAAGAATATCTTCTCGCACATCTGTGAAGCGCTTGAGTATAGGGCAATGGCATATTCTTCTGAGCATAAAAAACCCAAGCCGACGCCGGTGAAATCGAATAAGATAAGAAAAGTGCCATTCATGGCTTTATAAAAAGGGAAGATTATGGCAAGCCAAGACTACATTGCTGACGAAAGCTCTAACGAAGATGATATTGAGGAGCCAACCCTCTTAGATGCTAGTATTCAAAAAGTTGAAGAATGGTACTCAAAATTCAATGAGCATATAGAGAGAGCTAGGAATTTCCTCACCTTTTTATATGTCGATCAGTGGGATTTGAATATCCGTCAAGCGCGTGAGCTAATCAACAAGCCAACGATGGAATTCAACAAACTCACCGCTATTGTGCGTGGAATCCTTGGAGAGTATCGGGAAAACAGTCCTAGCTTAACCGTTCGTGGTGTGGGTACCAAGGTTAAGCAGCAGACCGTCGATATATACGAAGGGCTGATACGGCACATCGAATATGAATCTGATGCAGACATTGCTTATCAAATTGCTGGCAGACACGGTTTGGAGTGTGGCTGGGGTGCGGCTAGAGTGGTCTCAGAATACGAAAGCCCGACCTCATTTAATCAAGTTCTTCGCATCAAGCCAATCATGGATTTCCAATCAGCATTTTGGGACCCAACAGCAACCGATGCTAACAAGGCAGACGGCGATTATTGCGGTGTTTATAGTGTATTATCTTTGGACAAGTTCAAGAAGTATTACGGTAAGATTTGCCCAAATCCTCAAGGAGTGTCAGGGCTGACGGGCAATTACTACGTCCAATGGAATACACGCGATACCGTCATGATTTGCGAGATGTACCTGAAAGAATACTTTGAAGAAAATATCGTCCAGCTCTCAGATGATAAAGAGATGACAGCGAAAGAAGCGAAAGAAGTTCTCGATAAGCAGGAACAATACCTGGCACAAAATCCTGATGCTGAGTTGATGGGATTTGAACCACTTAGTATCGCGAATGAACGAGTCTCTCGCGACTATAAAATGAAGCACATCATCTTCGTTCAAAACAAGATACTCGAAGAAACAGAATACCCAGGTCGGATACTTCGCATCCCTTACTTTGAGGGTGACTCCACGGTTATTGATGGCGAACAGATACCGATTCCATACATCCAAGATGCCATTGATACTCAAAAACTGATGAACTATATCGGTTCTGAAATAGCCTACGGTATCCTTCGTAGCCGCAAAGAGACCATTATGGCAACTGCCGATATGATAGCAGGGCATGAAGACGATTGGCTCAATCCAGGTCAAGTACAGGGCTGGCTAGAGTACAATTTTGATAGAACAGCAGGTAAACCAGAGTTCATTAATCCACCTGCCTTTAATGACTCCTTTATGACGGCCTACAACAACTGCAACCGTGACCTAATGCAGATACTCGGGCGCTTTGAAGAGTCGCGTGGTGAGGAAACTAACGCTGTCTCAGGCAAGGCAATTAATGCCAGAAAGACTGCCTCTAACAAGCCGGTCAATCTCTACGACAGTAACAACCAGCGTGGGATCAAGCAGATCGGTAAGATTTGCCTGGATATGATTCCTCACATCTACGATAACAAACGCGACATTATGGTGATGGGCAAAGACCGTAAGTCCAAATCTGTGGCAATCAACCAACCAAATGGCTTTGAGATGAATCCAGGTGGCGATATTGAAGAAAGGGTTGATAATGATTTGACCAATGGCAAGTACGATATTGAGATTAGAGTGGATGGTTCTTTCGATGCTCAACAGTCTCAAGCTATGGATGTGATGATTCGTCTTGCGCAAGTTAATCCAGCTATCGGCAATCTCATCCCTGATCTACTGGCTGAGAACTCTGGTCTTAAAAACACGCCTCAGATGGTTGAACGTCTCAGAACATTGGTTCCACCTCCAATCATTGCCAAGGAAGATGGGATGCCACCACCACCACCACCACAACAGCCACCTAATCCTGAGATTATGGTTCAAATGGGTAGGAACAAGATCGACGAAGACAAGAACAAGATCGCTATGGCTGAGTTGGATGTTAAGAAAAATCAGCAATACCTGGATGAGCAAAAGATCATGCAGGAAGCTAATGCTACCAACGTCAATGCCCATGTAGGGTTGACAAAGGCGGCGGCAGAAGTTGACAAAGTAGCGACTCAAAAGAATATCGCTATACTGAAACATGCAGATACAATGACAAAGCACCACACGCCAAAACCGGACAATAAAAAAGAGTAGCCATGACTTTTCCTCACTCCCCGTGAAAGCGGGATTTTTTTTGCTAACTTATTCAAAATAAGTATAATGCTAGTCATGATAATGTCATGACATTTTAAAGGAATCAGAATGACAGAGAACCTCGAAAACAGTGAAGTCGTTGAACAAGAAGAAACAGAACAAGAGTCCCCTCCAAAGAGCGATGAATTTCATTCTGATATAGGCAGCGAACCAGCAGAAAAAGAAGAAAGTTCTGATGAACCTGATGCCGACCCAGAGGATGAAGAACTCCCTCTGCCAGAACCAGATATTGTTCCAGAAGAAGCCAAAAAGAAAAAAGAACTCCCTGAGTGGATGAAGAAAAAGATGGAGCGCGAGCAATCAATTGCCGATAAACGCGCCCAAGAAGCTGACTCTCTACGTGAAGAAAATGCCCGTTTAAAGGCTGCACATGAGAAGCCAGAGCAGCAACAGCAACAGCAATCAGACCCTAACTTACCTCAGAGAGAAGCCTATAATTCTGATGGCGAGTTCATTATGGCGGTCAATGACTACCGTGATGACATGCGACAACAGCAAAACTCATATTATCAACAACAAGCTAATATTCAAAAACATGAGAAAGAGTTTCATGATAATCTGAAATCGGCTATTGAGGGTGGAAAACAGAAATACAAAGATTTTGAAGAAGTCACCGACTACATTTTATACGGTGATGGGTTCCCTTCTAATCGAGGGATGGCAGAAGCTATTGTTGAAAGTAAATACAAAGATGATGTATTATACTTTCTAGGTACAAACGTTACAGAAGCAGAGAGAATTGCGGCTCTCAATCCGATTAAAGCGGCTAAAGAGATTGCAAGACTTGAAATTAGGTTCGATTCCAAAAGGAAGTCTAAAGCCACGAAAGCTCCACGGGCTATTAAACCGATGGGTGGACAAGGTTCAGGAGCCGCAACAACTGGTGACCCAGGCAAGATGCCACCAGGCGACTTCGAGAACT